ATGAGCGATGGACCTTGCGTGCGTTGCGGTGCCTACGGAGGTTTCGGCTGCTACGAGTGCATTCCGCCTGACGCAATAGACAGGCGCATTGCCGCCAAGATTGCGGAGTTGGAGAAGGAGCGGGATGGGTGGCGAACGGAAATTGCCACGCTTGATTACGCGATGCACGCCGCCGAAGCCCGCGCCGACGCCGATGCCGCACTGCTGAGAGAGGCGGAGGAGGCGGCAAAGACGATCCGGCGGCAGATGGATTACCCGCAAAGCTACAATCGCATCATTGACGAGACGGTGTGCGCGCTACTCGCACGCCTGGAAGCCCGCGAGGTGAGCCAATGAAGACGGTTGCAGATTACCTCGTCTTTTCGCTCGCCCTGATCGGCGCATCAGTTATCGGCAGCGCGATCCGTAGCAAGTGGATCGGCGAGTCGGTGACGCTAGACGAGTGGGACATTCTGTCGGCGTTTGCCATCGTCGCAGCAGTCCAGTTCGGGCTGCCTTGGATTGCTCGCATCGTCACAGGGAGGTCTCCCCATGACCATCCGTAAGCTGCGGGAGGCGGTGGAGGCGGGAACGCTACAGGGCTACGCCGTCGAGTTTGTCGAGGTCTTTGGGGCGCACGCTCAACACGCCGCCCAAGCATACCACAAGGACATGAACGCCGCACTGGCGCTCATGCATGCGGTGCTGCCGGGGTGGTATTGGGACTGCGGCACGGAGAGCCTTGACGGGACATACTTCGGTCGCGTCGAGACCCCGCACGCTGGCGCACCGCAGCCGCATGAAATCATCGGGCACGCCGACACCCCGGCCCGCGCGCTCCTGCTCGCCATTCTCAAAGCACGGGAGGCGCAGAATGAAGCGCCTGCTTGAATGGCTCGCGGTCGCCGGATTGGCCCTGGTTGGCCTTGTCCTGCTATGCCTATACCTGCCCTTCATGGCGTTAGGATGGGCCTACAGGAAGGCGACGGGACGGAAACGGGATGATATGGAGGATTTGCTGTGAGCGCGCCTGAGAGGACACCCGGACGCTGGTGCCAGTTCCGCCCGAGTTATTGCCCCGAGGCAGAGGGGACGCCCTTCTCGACGTGGGACACGAGCCACGATGTCTCTGCTATCTTGCCGGATGGGACGCGCTACCACGTCGCGCACTTCCGGCACGCAAGCGATGCCTCGTTTGTTGAAAACCTCGTGAACGGGCACGAAGCACTCCGCGCAGAGCGTGACGCACTCGCGGCACGGGTGGAGCAGCTGCTACGGGCAGGCGACACACTTTCGATATGCGCGCAGACCACGGGCGGGACAGCGGGACCGGATGATGGTCTGATCGAAGCGATCAAGGGCTGGGAACGCGCCCGCGCCGCCCTATCCACGGTAAGGGAGAAGACGGATGAGCGCGCCTGAGATGCTTAGCTGCCACCTGCACGAGCGCGTCTATTGGTCTGACGATGGTTGCCCGATGTGCGGGCTTGCCGCGCAGCGTGACGCACTTGAAGCCGAAGTCGAAGCACTCCGCGCAGAGCGTGACGCACTCGCGGCACGGGTGGAGCAGCTGCTACGGGCAGGCGACACACTTTCGATATGCGCGCAGACCACGGGCGGGACAGCGGGACCGGATGATGGTCTGATCGAAGCGATCAAGGGCTGGGAACGCGCCCGCGCCGCCCTATCCACGGTAAGGGAGAAGACAGATGAGCGCGCCTGAGAGGATATCGCTTCTGCCTGATGACGGATGGTCGTGGTGCGAGGGTGCGCCCGTTCACGAGGAAAACCGGATCGAATACGTCCGCGCCGACCTTCACGAAGCACTCCGCGCAGAGCGGGACGCACTCAAGGAGCGGGTGGAGCGGCTGGCCCAAGAGGTCTTCGACCGCATCGGCGAACGTATCGAGGCCCAAGCGCAGGACGGAATCAGCGCAGAGGGCGTGTTCTCAGAAACGGTTCAAGGCCATCAGCGGCAGTTTGTGGATGGGATGCGATTGGCGCGGCTTTTGGCCGTGAACACGATCCGCGCCGCCATATCCACACAGGAGACGACTACGGCGCTGGCCAGCCCGGACACGCCGCCTGATAGTCCCTGATCTGGTCGTTCAGTCCTGCCACCGTGACTTCCGTGTCGGCGCGGGACGGCAGGAACAGGCCCTCGCCCCACGTCCGGCACAGCTCACCCTCAGTCTCGGAACCTGTCGTCGTGACGCAGCCTGCGACGAGCATCATCGACGCGGCGGCGAATAGCATCAGCGTTCTCACGGTCGAGATCCTCCTGCTTCTGGCGTTCCTGCTTGCGGCCGTCCCGGCGGGCCTTGGCCTGCGCCGCGAGGAAGCCGATGATGAGCGCCCCGGCGGCGGCGATATAGCCGATAAAGGGTTCAATGAGCGACCAGATCATGGCTCACATCCCCTGCCACTCGATCAGGCAGATGACTGACGTTTCGTTCGGCGCGAGATGCAGCGACGGAGGCTGCGCGACCACGTTCGGCGGGAGGGACATGACTTCGGCAAAGTCCGGATCAACATGGGTGGTCATCGTCTGGTATCGGACCACGACAACGCCCATAGAAGTCTCAAGCGGCACGGTGCGATGGTAGACTCCCGAGAGGTCCACGATGAGGATTTCAGCGAAGCATCCAGGGCTTCCGGGCTCAACGAGCGTCACGCGCTCACGAAGGCCCTCCTGCCCCCACGCTGGCATGTGCCAGACGGCGACGCCAATTCCGAGGCAGACGGGCAGCATGAGGGCGAGGATGCGGGTCATGGCGATACCTCCGACAAGGCGACGGTCTGACCGGCGAGCGGGTGCGTGCAGTCGCTCAGAAACTCGATGCGGCCGTCGCGCACGAAGGAGTGGCAGACCTTCGGCTCCCGGCTTGGCCCGAAGTCCCAGCGCACCAGAATGGAAGGAGAAAACGTCGGGCTCTCAAGACTGCCGTTCCACTCCCACTTCGGCGACCGCTCTCCTTCCACGCGCACGGCGTGAGGCGTTCCGCAGCCGGGACAGTCGAACATCAAGAAGCCGTCGCCCGTCGGCTCGATGACGTTCATGCCTTCCTCCCGAACATCGCCGCCAGCGCCCGCCGGAGCGCCGCCAGCCAGCCTCCGGCCTCCGGGGCGGGGACAGGTGCCGTGGGCGCCCTGCGCGCCGTCCCTGCCCGCTCCATGAGGCGCGCGAGATCCTTTCCGCTGATGGTCATGCGGTGGCGCAGCCGCCCGTCGCCGAGTGCGTCCCAGACCGCGATCCGGTCGCCGTTGGCGTCGTAGCTGCCGGTGCGGAACAGCGCCTCCTCGGCTTCGCGTCGCTTGCGGAGCTCCGGCGGGCGCAGCCACCCGAAGAAGTGCCGCGAAGCGTCTGGCGCCTTGGCGTTGATCGCCTCTGTCAGCTTGGCCCGGAGGATGCCGCCCGTGTTGAAGTCGAACGACACCAGCGCGTCGAACTGATGCGGCTTCAGCGGCACCTTGATCGCGCGGCGCACGCGGTCCTCGTAGGTGTCGAGGTCGGCGTCGAAGACCTGCACGGCGCGCACCAGCTCCTCCTGCACGCGCTGCTCGCCCCAGAGCCGGGTATCGACCTTCGGCATCTTCTCAGGGTTCAGCCCACCCGCGGCCTTGGTGTGGCCGACGCCGTAGGTCCAGATCCCCACGCTGTCCTTGTAGGGGCCGAGGACAATGCCCTCGTGTTCGGCGATCTCGAGGACGCCTTGCGGGGTGATCTTCACTTCCGCCCCCATCCACGCCAGAGGGCCAGCACCGCGAGCGCGTTGCCGACCGTCGCCAGAAGCATCCCGACCACCTCGCCCACCTTGAACGGCGCGAGGTCGAAGGTGTCCGTCGCGGGATCGTAGGTGCCCCAGCCCTGCCATGCGGCCCAGGTGGCGAGGCCGCCGGCCGCGAGGCCGAGCGCGTACGTCAGAAGTCGAAGCGTTGCCGTCCAGTTCATGGCGGTTTTCCTGTCGATGTGATAGCGTGCGGTCGCACAGTTGGCTGATGGAGATGGCAGATGGACGAGAAGGAAGCGCGCGCGGTGGCAATCCCGGACACGACGTCGGTTGATGGGATCAACTTCGCTGTCGTTGGCGGCCCAGAAGGTCCCGTTGCGATGCTGACGCCCGCGCCGAAGCACTACCGGATCGACGTGCCGCTGACGGAGTTCAAGGACGAGGACGCTACGCCTCCGCAGGACGGACAGTGATGCGGTCGGTCGCCTTCATATTCGAGGATGGCACTCTTGGTGCGCGCCGCCCTCATGAGTGGCGCAGCCTCGCCTCTGCAGAGATCGCTGCAATTGGTGTCGGTGATATCGGAATGCCGGTGCAGAGCGGTTTAGTGATTGGCGTGGCGCTACTTGATGACGACGACATCCGCGAGACGTTCAGCTATCCGCGCCCCATTCTGCTCACCGGAGCAACGTCGGCGACGATTACCTTCGCGCCCATGTATCGAAAGGAGGGGCGATGATGTGGGTCGCGTTTCCCATCGCTGATCTGGACGAGAACTTCCTTCCGACTAGCCTCGCGCGGGCTGGTGTGCTTCTGCTGGTTCGCTCCCGGCCTCACGCCTCCCGCGCCGCCGGCTTCAACCTGATCTTCCCGTCCACCTGGTGCAGGCGGCCGTTCGTGCCGTCGATGCTCCAGACGTCGTAGTAGTAAATCGTCCCCGGCGTCATCAGCGCGGCGTTCGCGTCGGACGGCTTGAACTGCCAGACGCTGCCGGTCGTGTTGACCACCTGCGGCGAGCCGGTCATCTCGAAGACCTTCACGTCCCGCGCGGCGTCGGAGCTCACCACCATCGTCACCGTCACCCCTGCCGGGCTGAGAAGCGCCCCCGCGCGGTCGCGCATCTCGACGGTGAAAACGATGGTCTCGAACTCAGCGAAGGTGTCGAGGAGGTCGTAGGTCAGGCTCATGCGGTGATCCTCACGCGGGCGGGTGTTCCGGGAATGGCGGCGTCGCCGGGGTTGCCGGTCATGACGAAGCGGTCAGGTGCGCCAACAAGAGCGACCGCGCGCGGCGCTCCGCTGAGGTTCGCGCCGCCGGGCTGGCCGCTGAGGCTGACGCGGGGCGGCTGGATCACGATCTCGAGCCGCGCTGTCGGCGCGTCGATGCCGTAGGACGTCAGAGCCACAGAGAGCCGGAGGACGCGGCGCACTGACACGTCCGGCCCGTCGATGGCGTAGTCGGTCGTGGGCGCGTCCAGCACGTAGCGCCGCGGCAGCGCGGGCGCGAAGGGCGTCAGGGCGTAGGCCGTGGCGGGAACGTCAAGCCGCCGCGTGACGGCCACGTCCGGCACCAGCGGGGACAGCGCGTAGGCCGTTGCGGGGACGTCGGCACGGATGGCCCGGCGCAGGTCAGGCGCGGGCGATGTGAGGCCGTAGGCGGTAGCGGGAACGGCCACCGTCCGCTGCACGGTGACGACCACATCCGGCGCGCTGATGGCGTAGGCCGTGGCCGGGACGGTGATGGTGGCAGCGGTCTGGAAGTCGGGCGCGGGAGCGGTCAGCGCGTAGGAGGTGGCGGGAACCGTGACCGTCTGGACGATCGAGACGTTCGGCGCAGGCAGCGTTAGGGTGTAGGCGGTCGCGGGCACGTCCCGGTCAATGTCCGGGTGCGCGTTGATCGTCGCCTCGCCCGCGCCTTCGGTGATGTCCCATGCGGGCGCGACGGCGACCTTCGGATACGACGTGATCTCCGCGGAGCCAGCGCCTTCCGTGATTGCCCACGCGCCGTAGGGCGGGAGGATCAGCGTAAGGTCAGGCGTCGGGCCGCTAAGCGTGTAGGATGTGGCGGGGACGTCAAGCGTGATGACGGCCGGCGAAAACGCTTCGCCGCGAAGGATTGCCCCTGCTGCGCCCGTGTCATCCCAGAGGTCAGCGCCGCCGCGATACCTCTGCCAGCCGTCTACGTAGTCGCTCATCCGTGCGCGATCTTCGCTTGCCCCCGAACGATGCCCGTTGAGGTGGTCGAGGCGTATTGAATGAGGAACAGGCAGCTATCGTTGTAGATTTCGGGCAACCCGAGTTGCGCCCAGTCGTATTCCCGCGCCAGGTTCGCCTGAAGCTGAGGCATCGTGCAGCGGTTGCGCGTGGCCGTCACGCCGAAGGAACCCGCCGCCGTGGTCGAAGCCGACAGCGTGACCGTGTTCACGTCGCGGATGAACTTTCCCGCCGCTGCCGCAGGAATGAGGCCGTTCAGCGGGAACATTCGCGATGCCCGCACTGTGGTGCCGATGGCGAAGGCCGTCAGGTCTCCGCTCGTGCCGTCGTTATAGGTGACGTTCACCGTGGCGTTCGATGCCGTGCCACCCGTGTCGGTATACCATTCCAGCCACCACGAGATGTCCGAATAGTTGGCATCGCCGATGCGATTGGCGAGGTTGGACGATGCGATGTTGGCGTGAACGTCGACGTTCACGGTCTGCGCCGTCGTGACGGTCCCCGACAAGCCGCCCATGTGCATCAGGCGGTCGTGCAGTTCGATCGTCACTGCGGCGTTTGCGCAGAGAAGCGACGCCCACGCCCAATAGGACGTCGCGGGCGCCGTCTGGTCGGGGAAGTTTACGCAGCCGGTGAGGGTGTTGTCGCAGATCGCCGCCGCGGCAGGAATAGCCCCTTGCCCCGGCTGGCCCGTAGCCCGCCAGAGCGAATGGAACTGGTTCGCCGCGGCGTTGGAGATGCTCGCCTTGTCGATCAGGACGCGCGACGAGTTGTTGCCGAGGGCGTCAATCAGCGCGTCGCGCGTCGAGATGGTCATGGGCGGCTCCTCAGACGATGGTGATGATGCCGGAGGCGTTGAAGGCGACCGTGACGCTCTCGCCCGAGGCCAGCGCAATGGCAGACCCGTTGTCGATGCAGAGGATCAGCGGGTCGGCCGGCGAGGTCGGCGTATCGTTGTAGACGTAGATGTAGCGGAACGTCGCCAGCGCGCCGCCGCTCGCCGTGATCGTGAAGTCGGCCGCGTCGAAGGTGTAGGTGCCCCCGGTCGCGTTCGACGTCACCGACTGCAACCGCCGATCGACGGTGAGGTCGTCGGTGTAGTTGGCGTACGAGATCTGCGTCACGTTCGCCAAGCGGCCGTTGCCGTCCAGCGTCGGGTTCGACGTCTCCGAGCCGGGCGCGGTGTTCGACAGCGCGACGGCGATGTTGTGCGAGCCGAGCTGATGAACGCCAGCGGCGAGGTCTTTCGGGAAGTCCCGGATTTTCACGGTGGTCGCCATGTCGTGTGCTCCTTTAATGGCGGGGTGGTCGCGGAATCCCGCGAGGACATCGGCGGCGCCGATGGGGTGAGGCCGGTGGCCTGTTCGGGTGCAGTTACGGGGTCTGCCCGTTGCCGTTCCGGTAGACGCGCTGCAAAACTTCGGCGATGGCTTGCAGGTCGCTTCGCATCTCGACCCGGAACTCGGTCAGGTCGCGACGCAGCGAAGCGAGCTCTGCAATGGCCGTGGTCCGGTCCTGCTCGAGCGCGCGCAGGCGGGTGTCCACGTCCCGGCGATACTGCGCCCGGTCGATGGCCTGCGTGTTCCACTGCTCCTGAAACCGCGCCATGTCCGCCTGCATTCCGCGGAACTGGACGTAGAGCCCGATGGCGGCCACCATGACCGGGATGAGCACGCCCGCCGCCGAGATGTAGACGGCCCTGTCGTTGACGCGAAGGCCCGCGCCATCCTTTCGAACTCCAGGGACGTTCATCAGGCAAAGGCCCCCTGCTTGTGCGTCTTGCCCGTCTGGATCGCCCCTGATGGCGGCGTCTTCACGCCCTCCCGGTAGTCGGCGAGGAACCCGTCATGCGCCCATGCGCCCGTGTTTCTGTTGGCGACAATGAGCGGAGAACCGGCCTGCGGAATGAGCCCCGGCACGTCAGCCGGGCTTGCCGTGCCGGACGCGAAGCCCATCAACTGCGGCGTGAGGTCCAGTTGCAGCCACACGTCGCCGCTCGTCCACGAGGAGCCGGTGTTGTTCGTGACCCGGATGAAAGAGGACTGGAACGAGATCGTCACCCCGCCGATGCTGCCCGGCCAAAGCGTCGAATCGGTCAGGCGCTTTGTGCCAAAGTCGGTAATGCTGAGTTGATGCCTCTGCGTCGGGTTGCCCGTTATCAGCGCCTGCGTGACGTTCAGGGTGTACCCGGCCTGCCCGGTATAGTTCGGATAGGGCAGGATGATGCTTTCGCCGTTCGCAACGGTGCCCGCCTGCAAGGTGCCCGGGACGCCGGGGTTCTCACGCCGCGCCGTGACGGACAACGTGCCGGTCGGGCTTCCAACCCCACCAATCGGCGGCGGGCTCCACCGGCCACCCTTGAACCGGCACTGGAAACCCGCAAGCGGGGAAGCCCCGAGCGGGGCAAAGGATGCCCCTATCGGCGTCGTCAGGTCCGGTGCGTAAAACACGTTGTTCTGCACCACGTCGTTGGTGCCGTTGACGTTGAAGAACACCGGAGCCGCAGTGCCGATCTGCGAAGTCGGTCCCGGTATCCATGCGGTATTGTTGTAGAACCGCGACGGAGCGCCAGCGGAGGCGGCAATAGAGCCTGACGTAACGAGAACTGCCGCGATGCCGTTCGGGAAGATATTGGACGTAACCGCACGGGGGACGTTCGGGCGGTAGAAGTAGCAGTTTCGGACAGTGTTCCCCGGCGATCTGAGGAAGAACATCGCGTTGCTCACGGGGGCACCGCCTAGATCGGCTGCACCATAGGCCGAGCCGACAAACAGGCATTTGTCGAACACTCGGTTTTGCCCGTATGTGGTGCTTTCAGGGTCGCCGACAGACTGCACGCCAATGGTAAGTCCCGCGCCCTCGTGACTGCATCTTTCATGCACTTCGTGCGTTCTGACCGTCAGCGGGCCGGGCGTGAACCGCACTGTGTTCTGCGGCAGAGTGGGCAAAGCCCCGCCGCTGCCATTGTTCGACCACCCGTTGCGAGAGAAGAACGAGGAGCATCCCGCGTAGAAGTGAACGAGCGCGCCGGTTCTGAACGGGCCGTGGGTGTTCCCGAGGTTCGTCGGGACTTGCGAGCTTGTCCCCTGGGCAATGCCCATCAAGGCATCGACGTGCTGCGCGACATCGGCCCCCATGAATGCCACCCGACCCGGAGTGAACGAAACGCCGTAGTCTTTCCACGCAGTGATGACCGTATCGTTGTAGAACCTGTCGCTCACAGGAGAGCCTGTGGTGCTAGTAGTAATCTCTGCCATCCCAGAAATCCGGCAGCGATGGTAGACGAGTACGTTCACATAGCGGCCAAGACCCGCAAAGATTTCCCCTGCGTTTCCGGTTTCCGTGGTCGGGTCCCAGCCACCGTCCATGTCGATGTCGGAGAAGGCACCCACCACGAGGTCTTTCATCGTGAAGCCGCCCGTAACGTTGTTCACGACCGGAGCCGCGCCCGTTCCATACGCGCTGACATGGAGGACCGTCCCGGATTCCTTCCCGAGGCCATTTGAGCCGCGAGGGATGGTGTAGGTCTGCCCCCGGCGAAGCATGAGGCGCGCTTGGGTGCCCGCGTTGATGAGTTCCGAATTTGCCCCGGAAATCGTCGTGCGGAGAACAGCGTTAGGAGGGGCGCCCGTGAAGTTATTATCAGGATCGTAGCAGACGGTCTTGCTTCCCGCGAAGACCACTTCCGGATCGAGGATCGGCCCTGCGTTTCCGCTCGGCCCAAACGTGTAAGTCGCCGTCCCCCAGTTCCCCGCCTCATCGAAGGCGAAGCACGTGACGGTCTTGTTCCCTGGCGAAGAAAAGACGTGAGAGACGGCCTTGCCGTAGGCGACATTCGTGTTGCGCCATGCGGTCGGAATGTTCGGGGTGAACCGAGGCGTGTAACCCGGCTCGCCGAAGTCCCAGATGAAGGTGATCCGGTGCTGCGTCGGGTCATAGACGTTTGTATCCCCGGCAGGTTCAGTGACGTTGAACCCCGAGAGCGACGAAGCCCGCAGGTGCACGCCCGCAGGCGCGATCAGGTTGGCGTTCGCAACGGGGTCCACGCGAATGATTGAAAACGAGGCGTTGGGCGCGCCGCCGCCGCTAGGCTGGCCCCACGTGAGCGTCGCCTGCGCGGTTGCGGCGCCCTGCGCCACCGTCAGCGCCACGAGGGAACCGCTTGCAAATCCAAGGAACCTGAAGCCGGGCATCTCGCTAACTCACGCGCTGATTTCGATGGAGTAGAGGGTCTTGTCGAAAGACCCGCTCTCGCCGCTGTTCGTGGACGTGATTGTTTCTGTGCCAGCGGAAAGCCCGCTTTTGCGGGAGAACTGCCAATACGTGAAGTTGCTGGCGGAGTAAGTGGTATCGTCGGTCCTTCCGCTCCAGTTGAGGGCGCGGGTGTTCGCTCCGGGGTTGTCTTCCGTGAACCGCCCAACGAGAAGGACGCTACCAGCCGCGACAGTCTGACTGACATCGAGCGTGGCGTTGTTTGCCGAGGCGTTCTGAGAAACAGGGGTTTCGATTGTCGCCGTGCTCGGAACAAATCCGTATCGGACGCGAACGCCAAGGTTGTCGCCACCGGCTCGATTGATCGTAACCGCCCCGCTCACGCCAGAGGGAACGTCGAAGACGTAGACCAGCGCTTTGCTGAACCCGCTGCCAACATTGAGGATCGGGGTTGAGTTCGTGACGCCGTTAAATGTGATGCTATCTGGCACATCCCCCTGCTGCGTCATTTCCAGGATCATCTTCCGCGCCGAGGCGTCGGAAGTGACGGAGAACAGGGTCGCGCCGTTGGCGCGCGTGCCAAGGTTGGAAACGGCCCCAAGGGTGTAGGTCACGCCTCCTGACGGCGTAAAGCTCGGGCTTGGGTTTTGCAGCACGAAGGCCCGCCGCGCCACGCCGTTCGTCAGACCCGTCAGGCTGGTAGTTGAGTGCAAGAGTGCATTCGCCAGCGTCGTCGGCAGGTTGTTCCCGTCGAGATCCGCCACGGGGAAGGAAATGAACTTCTCGGGCATGTCATGCGCCTCCGGGGTAAGCGTTGATGGTGGCTGAGGCGTCGCCTGCCGTGACACTCCATGCGGGCGATGTCGGAACAAGCGGGAAGCTCACGACGGTCGCCGAAGCGTCGCCGGACGTGATGCTCCATGTGCCGAGGTTCAGGAACGGAGTTAGAGCGCTCATCGCATAGGTTGTGACCGGCACCGCAAGCGTTTGAGTCGCGCCTCCGACGACGATGCTGTTCGACGTCACCGTGCGCGTCACGCCTGCGCCGGTCATCGTCCCCACAAAGGTGTAGGTGCCGGTGCCGCCCGGCGGGATCACGTAGTTGGCATCCGTGGCTCCGTCGATCGGCGATGCGTTCCGGCTCCACTGCCCGGCAACAGACGGGGCGTCGTCGCCGTCGTAGAGCCAGATTGCCGCGAGCACAGAAAGCGTATCGCCGACTGTCGTGGTGCCGGTGCCGTCCGCGTCAATGCTGCGGCTGATGATCGGCTTCACCACGGCCTGCGGGGCAGTCAGGAGCGCCGCGACGTTCAAGTTTGCGCCGCCGCCCTCGTTCGACTGGTCAACGGTGTAGGTGCCCTGCTGCGCCGTGGGGCTGGTGATCGTCACCGTGATGTCGCCGTTGCTTCCGAATCCAAGCAGCGTCCCGTCCGGCTGCACCGTCAGCGACAGGCGCGTGACCACCGGGGCGACGCCGGTGAGGGCGTAAGTGGTGGCGTCCACGACGATGCGCCGGTTGATGAGCGGCGCGGGCGCCGTGAGCGTGTAGCTCGTCAGGTCCGCCACAGATGCCGTCCCGGTTCGCAGGTTCAGCGGCAGCGGGGTGAGGGCGTAGAGGGTCGCCGGCACAGTGACAGGCGCCAGCGGCGGAATGGATTGCACGAAGGTGCACTCCGCGGTCCCGCCATCGCTCAGGCGAAGCGTGAACGGCGGTTGCGCGTCGGGGATGGTGACGAGATTGAGAGCCGCGAGCACCATCAGAAGGTCACATCCTCTTCCACGACGATGGCGAAGGTCTGCGAGGAGGTGACGACGGTTCCGCTGACGAACTGCACGTCGCACTTGAGAGTGGCCACCGGCCACGCTGCCGTGTTCGTCGACGAGAGCGAGAAGACGCCGTTTGCCGGATCGACCAGCGCGACGGTCAGCGGCTCGGAGAACGAGCGATAGCGCACCTTCGCCGTGATCGTCATGCCAGTGAGGACCACGGGAACGCCCGCGCCATCCCTTCGCGTGCAGGAGAGAAGCAGCGTGTCGCCACGCTTGATCGTGCGGCTTTCCATTGGTGATCCTCTCAGCCGAGCCGGAAGGCGTTGATGGCGTCCATGTCGACGCCGTAGGTCTCGCCGTCCGTGACGAGGCCGTAGGCGAAGGCGTCGAGGCCCTCCGCCTCCATCGCCGCGATGATCTCCTGCGCCACGTAGCCGACCTTGCGCTGGCCGGTGGCGATCATGGTGAAGGTCCGAGTCTTCATGCGGGCGGCAGCGCGGCGTTCCGCGTCGGTGAGGTCGGCGATCTCCGACTTCAGGCGGGCGTCCGACGAGACGTTCGGCGAGTTCGTGAGGAAGATCGTCGCGAACCGCCCGAGGACGGCATCGCCAATATCATGAACGCCTGCCGTGATCGGAAGAATGTCGTTGTTGACCTGCAGCGTGCCGGTGATGGACGCCCCGCCCGAAATGGACACTGCGCCAGTTACGGTGATCCCGCTGGCCGTGACGCGCAGGCGCTCGGTTCCGACGATGTTCCATGCGTGCTGCGTCGCGCCGGTCGCGCTGTGGGTGATGATGTAGTCATTCGCCACGAAGACGCCCGCGCTGCTCGCGGTCTGGATCGCCCAAGAAACATTATCCCGGCGGAGGCGCGTCTGCGCGAAGGTCGACGTCGCGTCCGTGTCCGTCATGCGGAAGATCGGGCCGGAGGTGGCAGCAAGGCTGACGTCGCCGGTCGCGCTGACGGTCGTGAATGTCGCCGCCGCGGGCGTGCTGCCGCCGATCACGACGCCGTTCATCGTCCCGCCGGTCAGGGTTGCGGCGGCGCTCTCCACGCTGCCGACCCAGACCACCGCCGAGGCCTCGACGCGGAAGCCCGAGCCCCACGCCGTGTCGCTGGCGTTCCGGACCTTCAGGATCGGGTTCGCCCCGTTCGTGTCCATCCAGAACATGCCGGGCGTGCTTTCGCTCGCCGAAGACGGGTCCGTCGTGCCGTAGTAGTTGCGCTGGAGCTTGCCGAGGACGGTGTTCAGCGCCGCACGAAACAGCGCGCCCGCCTGGTTCGCCAGCGTGTATTGAGCCATCAGACCACCTCGTCCACGATCACGGAAAGCGCCGAAACCACAGGGTTGTAGTCGGCGGAGTAGGAGAGAAGCCGCGCCCGGAACTCCGCGCCCCAGAAGGCCGTCTCCGTCGCGTCAAGCCGCGTCCACGGCCCCCAGGTCGGCGTGCCGCCGGGATCGTCATCTGTGGTCCGCGCCTCCACGATGACGTCGATCTCCGCGCCCTCGGTGTCGTCAAAGTCGAACCAGAGGTCGATCGGGTCGTCGCGGTCGTCGATGGTGCTGGCGAGGGTGATCGCGGAGACGTCGATCACCGACCGCAGCCGTACCGCCTTCTCGAGCCCGAGGTCCAGCGCGCCCGCGAACAGGTAGGTGCCCGGCGACGACACGTCCGTCAGCTTGATCGACGAGCCGTCGATCGAGACGTTCGTCTTCGTGCCGGCCCATGTCGGGTGCTCGTCGATCTGGTCGACGTTGGCGAACGGCACCCACGTCGCGCCCTTCGTCTCGACCATCACCACCGGCCCGGGGATGCCGGAACTGTCCACCGCGCGCAGGAGGTAGGTGCCCGGCTTCAGCGGCACGGCCGCCGTCGTCGAGGAACCCGCCACCTCGTCCATGCTGACACTGTTCGACCACGAGGGCGAGGCCGAGGCGGAGTGCCGGATCTGGATGCGTCCGCCGATCCGCACGTCGACGTCGGTCGACAGCGCCCATTTCAGGATCGCGTTGTTCCCGTTCGTCTGGATCGTGACGCTGGTGAGCGCCACGGGCGGCACGGCGAACCCCTGCACGATCGTCGACGTCGTCGCCCATGCCGAGGTGCGGCCGAGGGTGTTCACGGCGCGCACGCGCCACTCCCACGTCCCCGTCGCGATGGCGAACTGTTCCGCTACGAGGAGCGAGGTGCGGACCAGCGTCGTGAACGCCTCGCCCGTGTTGGCCCCGGCCGCGTCCTTCGTGCGCCGCGTCTGGACTTCGTAGTAGTCGAGGAAGGGCCCGGAAGACGCGGGCCATGTGAGCGTCGCCTTGATCTCGACAGTGCCGCTGCGCGTCTCGTAGAGGTTCTCCTCTACCTGCGGCACGCCGGGCGCGCCGACCACGAACGGGTCCGGTAGTTCGGTCTGCGGCGCGGCCGCGTAGATCTGCTCCTCGGTCGCGCTCCAGTCGTATTGCAGCGGCGACGCTTCCGCGAGCGTGAGCTCCGGCACCAGCGCGCCGTCGGCGATCGACAGCGTGACCTTCCGCACCTCAAACGGCTTCGCGTCCCAGCCCCACCGGGCATAGGAGAGCGTCACCGTGTCCCCGACCTGCGCCTTCCATGCCGAGAGCATTCCAGACACCTGGACGACTTGCTGCCGGCGGGTGCGCTCGAGCTCGATCTTCGCCAGCCGCTGCGCCATGCTCGCCGAGGTCGTCATCGGCAGCACGAGGTCGCGCCAGCTTTCGACGAACTGGTCCTCGGCGGCGTAGGTGGCCGAAGCGTAGGCCGGGAAGTCGTCGGGCTGCCAGTCGTTCTCAGGGCTGATGAACTGCCCGCGCACGCGGTTGAAGTTGTCGGCGATGGAGCGGCGCGTCTGGACGCTGATGCCGTTTTCCCGAATGTCGGCCTCGGTCAGCGCCACCGTGGGCGAGGTGTAGGCTGCGGCGTAGATGCGCCACTTGTCGGCGGTGTAGATCGCACGGCCGCCCATCGCGGTCAGGAGCGCCTCGATGTTCTCCTTCGGCGTGGCCGCGCTCGAGAGTGTCCCGTTGCAGCGGTATCGCTGTTCCGTGCCGCCGCCGATGCGCGACACGGTTTCCTCGCAGACGTTCGCGGCTGCGATGAGGGTGGTAGTGTCGATCCCGCCCTCGGTGCCGTAGCCAAGCCCAAGGCCGTACTGCGACCACGCCATGTAGTCGGCGAGGCAGAGCGCGGCGTTGTCGCTGTATCCGGTCGTGTTCGTGCGCGGGTCGAATATCTGGTTCCGGCCCCGGATGATCGCCGTCATGTTCGGGATGCCGTTCGGGAAGTCGTCGCTTTCCCCGCGGAGGCGGAGGTAGACGAGCGGCACGCCGCGGCAGCGATGGTTCGCGCCCCAGACGCTTGTCGGCAGGTTGGCGTTCGTGATCGCCGATTGGCCGTCACTGCCGAGGCGGTAGTCGACCTGCAAGCTATCCGTGAACGGCGCCTGGGTGCCCGGGCTGAGGATCTGTCCCTCGTAGACGAAAAGCGGGTTGATGACGTGGGCGAGCTTGCCGTCGAGGAAGATTGCCTCGATCTCCTGCACTTGGTGCCCCGCCATCGCGTAGATCAGGTGCAGGAAGTCGCTTGAGCCGTTGCGCGTCTTGTGCGCGAAGATGAGAACCCCGCCCTTCTTCACGCGGCCGTAGACGATGTCCCGCGGCACGACAGGCGCGCGGACGCTCACCGTCTGCGCTTGGCTCTGCGGGCGCGGCGCGAGCGCCTTGGCGGCAGCCGAAAGAGCCACCGACGCGCCGATCTGCACGGCGGCCGCAAGGAGCGGGGACGCCGCCATCGCGGCGGTGAAGCCCGCGAAGGCCCCGCCGACTGCACCGACTACGGGCGGCATTTCAGACCCTCCACGCCGTTTCTGCGTCGGCCAGCAGCCGCAGCGTCAGCCCCTCCGGCCCGACCTGCGCGATGTGCGTCCCGATGCAGACGCCATAGGCGCCACCGGACCACACCACGTCCCCGCGCCATGCGAGGAGCGGCGAGGCAAGCGGCTTGCCCAGCATCCGCAGCCCGAGGCGCGACAGCTTGCACCGCGCCTTCGCCAGTCGCCGCATCGCGCCTTCCTCGTCGTCGTAGGTTCCGATCCACTTCGGCGGCGCCTCGCCGCGCAGGCTGGCGGCCACGCTGAAGGCCCATGTGGCGCAGTCGTGCGTGCCCCACGCGAACGGGCGGGTACGGGCGTCCTCGATGGCCTGCGCCAGCCGCACGGGCCAATCCTGCGCCCTCAGTTGCGCGTCCACTTGATGTCCTTGTCCTGGATGCGCGTCACGTACTCGAAGCCGCGATCATCCGGGAAAATCGCCTTCTGCGCCTCTTCCGTGAACCTGATCTCGCGCGGGCGGAGAAGATCGCCGAGGACGTTCTCATAGGTGATGCTGATGGTGCAGCCGTCAGCGCTGTCGGTGATCGACGGCACGTCGAGGCGGCCGCGAAAGGCGAGGTAGGGCGAGGCGATGACCGCGCCGGCTGCGTCGAGGAACCCGACCCAGATGCGTCCAGGCATGTTCTGCCGTGCTTCACCGATCACGGCGGAGACGAGCGCCGGGTCGACGCCCGCCAGCGACACGGTGATGCCGGTGGCGACGATCTCGGTATTCTCCTCGATATCGCTGATGCCGATGAGGTCGCCCGCGCCGGTCCACGTCTTCGCGTCCCAAGTGAGAAGGCCGGAGCCGGTCCAGAACCGGACGAAGCCGCCGTCAAACTGCCCCTCGAACAGCAGGATCGGCCGCGCGTCCTGCCCGAGGACAGTCTGCACGCCGACCGTCAGCCCCCGCGTCAAAGCGCCTCCTCCGCGGTAAAGGAGAAGCGATGAATGTCGCCCCTCTCGATGGCCGCCGGAACGGCCTGCGAAAGCCGAAGATGCACTTGCGGGTTAAGGTATTCGACGGGCGCTCCGTTCGCGGGAGCCTCGCGGAGGGCGGGCTCAATCACGAAGTCGGCGCGCCCCAGCGCGTCCACGAACACCGGCTCGACGATCATGTGCATCCGCGTTGCCGCGCCCGTGCCGAGCGATATGCCCATGCCCTCGTGAATGTAGATGCCGGGCACCCATCCTTCGGTGGCAATCAGGTTGCCCGACTGGCCCGCGCCGCGCACCGTCGGCTCACCCATCGTGATGTAGTTGTCGATGTTGCGCAGGCTGGGGTCAGCAAAAAGGAAGGTGTGAACCGGCCCCTTGAGGCGCGTGAAGAAAGCCCCGATCATTCGCGCATCGTGCTGCGTGCTGATGCCGATCGTGATGTCATAGCGCCACCACGCGCCGCCCCAGTCCTGCACCTGCAACCGGCCCGTAAAAGGCGAGCGCGCAGAACCCGTCGCTGCCACGAGCGTGCGCCCGTCGACGCGCGCAACGCGGTCGAACGGCATCGTGAAGACCGCCATCAGAGGCCGCGCCTTTGAGCGTTGCGGACGGCAGCCAGGGCCACGCGCTCGATCTCAGGAAGGAGGCGCTGGCGCATCGCGTTCATGTTGTCGTCGGCGGAACCGCCGCTCATGGTGAGGTTGAAGACCGGCGCCACCGTGACGGCGCCGCCCATGCGCCGCGACGCCTCGTTGGAGTAGACCCGCGAACCGCGAGGCAGGTTGACGATTTCCGGCCCACGCTCGCCGACGATGGCGAGGCCACCCGGTGCGAAGGGCGTCCCGTTGGCGAAGCCCGGAAGTCCCAGGCCGACGCCGAAGCTGTTGAACGCCGATTGCGCAAGAACCCGCGCGAGATCGTCCAGAAGGCCCTTCAGCGCCTCGCGCGCGGATTCCGCGCCCGTCACGAATGACACGAAGGCGTCACCGGCAGACGAGGTCAGGCCCTGCGTCGCCTCGCCCAGCATGTCGACTTCCGATGTCACGCCCGAGACGCTGGCAGCCACCTGCGACAGGAATTCGGGATCGTATCCGCCCAGCGGATCGGCCGGCGTTGAGCGGCCACCGCCCCCACCACCGCCACCACGCGAGACGCGCGGAACCGATGAAGCGCTGAACCGCTCGCGCTCGTCTTGCTCGCGTCGGAATGCCTCTTGCTCGCGGGCGAAGGCGGCGCGGTCGGCGTCGAAGCGCGGGTCGCGCGGGTCGAGGACCACGGCACTGTCGGCGCGCTGCTGGTCGAGGATGCGGCGAAGGCGCGCGGCCTGGTCGGCGGCAGCGGCAACGCCAGAGGCGAGGTCGGTTGCGGCGAAGCGGCCCGCGGCATCCGTGGCCTGCCCCATCAGCGCGTCCAGCTCGCCAGTCCGGTTCGCCGCTTCGCGCAGGACGGCCTCGGTCGCGACGAGGTCGCTGTAGAACTGGCTCGTCGCGGCCTCCGTGCCGTCGAGGAAATCGAGCATCCGGGCCACGGCGTCCGCTTGCGCTTCCAGCCCTTGCGACGCCTCGATCTCACTGAGCAGGTTGCGGAACTGAAGGACCTGCTCGTTCACCGCGCGCTGTCGGTTCTCCACACCGAGGAGCGCGGCGACATTCGAGTTGGTCGAGGAAAGCAGCCCACCGTCGATCTCGCCTCGAATGGATCCGACCGTGCCCTGCAGGGTTGCCAGTGCATCGTTCCGTGCGACGATGGTCTGGCGTTCGATCAGGCGCTCGATCTCGGCATTGAGCCGACCGTAGCGCTCGATTGCCTTCTGCACCCCTTCGGCCGTAAAGGTTTCGCTGGCCGACTTGAGCGTATTGATCGCGTCGGCAGCCTCGGTCAGCGCATCGTCCAGCGTCTTCGCCTGATCGCCCGCGCCGACCATGTTGGCGATGAGCGGCAGGAGCGCGCCCGCCGCGACACCGGCAGCGATGCCGAACGTCCCGAAGCCAAGCATGAGGTCGGGCAACTGGATCGACAGCGCCTGCACGAAGTTGCCCGTCGCCATGGTCTGCTGCGCGACCTGGCTGAGCTGCATGGACGCCTGACGAAGCCCGCCACCGCTTCCGCCCATTGTCGCAAAGCTGCGGTTGAGCCGGTCAACCTGCACAGTCGTGCGCTGCAGGGACGCCTCCCCCGCAGTTCCGATGCCTTGGAGCTCCGCCTTGACCTGCTGCCCGCCGGTCGCGGTAAGCCGAACTGAGACCCTGCGTTCAGTCATGCGCGGCGGCGTCCTCGTTGATCTTGCGAACGGCTGCCGCCTCGATGACAGGCAACAGCTCGGCGATGGCGGCGGGTTCGATGCCAAGAGCCACACCGAAGCTCATGGCGGCGCCGAGGTCCCAGCCCACGACGCCGAATCCGGTTGTCCGGAGCTGGTTCTTGGTCTTCATCGCGAGCGCCCAGACCTCCCACCCATCGGTGGTCTCCGGAGCGTTCACGATGTAGGGGCACTCAGCGCAGCGCTCTCCGCATGCGCCGCAGTAGGATACGCCCCCGCCGAAGTGCCACTCGGCGAGAGCGCTCAGGCGTTTTTTTCCGCTTCCAGCGCGAAGACAGGGTGCATCACCTCAGCGCGGAACACGCTGAACACGAGCCACAGATCCATGAGGGCGTCGACCGCCTCGGGCGTTACCTCGACCGGCTTGCCCTTGTCATCCTCGACGCCGCGCCACTCGGTCACGACGCGCCGCGCCACCGCTTTCGTCGTGGCTGCCAGCCTGTCGCCGGGCTCGGTCGCCGCGATCACATTGGCGTCGAACATGACCGACGCCATGACCCCGCTCGTCACCGGCTCCACATGTATCTCGAGGCCGTCCGCGACCGTGAGCCAGCGCCCCTCGCGCTTGAAGTTCAGGCGCACCATCAGTAGGTCGCCACGGCGTTCTTGAGCGTCACCGTGCACATCCGCGCGGGCGAGGTCGCCAGCGCGGCCTGCCAGTCGAACCGCACCTGAATGCCGCCGGGGCCGCTGATCTCCTTGCGAGGCTTCGGCAGGTAGACCGCGTGCGCCACGAATGTCATCTCCTCGCCGCCGGGCAGGGTGTAGCCGAAGGACAGTTCGGCTGACGTTCCCGCGATTGCCTGGTTGAAGAGGGTCAGGTCCGCGAAACGCGCCTCGATCGAGCCGGTCAGGGACGCCATTGAGGCGTCATGGCCGTCGACCTTACCGTCCGACCGGATCGTCTCGACCGGATCGAGGTTGTTCGAGTAGGTGATCTCTGCGGAGATGATGTTCGCGAGCGTGGAGCCGTTGCGGAGGATCGCGCCGTTGAAGTGCCCGAACCGCTTCAGGGCGTAGTCGGTCGGCGTTCCCGCCGCCGTCGAACCGGCGGGCGCAGTCGCACCTTGTGACATGATGTTCGCCGTCGCGGTGAGAAGCCCTGACCGTTGCATCGTCCAGGAGAGCGTATTGACGCGGCATCCCTGATACATCGTAAAGTCGGGGATGTCCGGCATCCCGACCTCGATCGACATTGACGGCAGCGTCCATGAGCCCGACTGGAAAACGTGGGTGTAGGGGCCGGCCCCCGTCGTCGTGGGCTGTCCGAAGGCACCCTTGAGCCAGAAGCCGAAGGCCTCGGCGTCCACCGGAACCACGACGTCGCCATCCGTGGTGATGGCGTCCTTGATCGGGGCGAGCGGGTCTCGGCCGTAGCCAAGAAGCTCGTTGTCCAGAAGGGGCTGCTCTTCGCTCAGAGTTTCGCTCGCGAACGGCATCCGGCGGAAACCGCTGACCGGCGAAGTGCCGTAGGTGCTCTCGAAGACGGCGGCGAGTTGCGTCCGTGCGCCACGGGCTCGGGCCATAGTGGTCTCCTTTCAGGTGAGGTCAGGCCAGCGGGTCGGCCGTGGTGTAGTGTAGCATCACGTCGACGGTCGCGGCCTTCATCGGCAGCGTGCCTTCGACGGCAAGTTCGACCGCTTCCGGCGCCATCGGCTCGCACCACTCGCACACGCCGCCGAGGGTTCGGTCGGCGGCGAGAGCCGTGCCCACGGTGCGCAGAAGGGCGTCGAATGCGGTGTCTCGCGCGGCTGCGGTCGCGCCTTCCACGATGACTTCCAGGCGTGCGGTGTGCTGGTAGTGGTAGCGGTGCGGCGAAAGCGTTTCCTCAGGCTCGCCCGGGGTGCCGTCGGTCACGAGGACGAGGCCCGCGGCCGGGAGATCAACCGGAAGAGGCTCATTCCGGCGCACATCGACGCCCGAGGGCGCCGCGGCGCGGATGGTGGCGAACAGCGCCTGCAGCGCCGCTTCGGAGACGCGCTCAGGCATTGAGCACCCGAAGCGGCTGACGCGCCCAGTCGTCCACAATCATCTGCGGCAGTCGGTTCAGGGTTCCGGTCACACCGGCGGAGAGGTCAAGGCGCTTTCGCAGGCGAACCTGCGGGAGGAGGACGAAGATCGGAACCGTCGTCGCCCCGCGCTGCGCCGGGCCGAAGCGATTGCTCCGCCGGACGGCCGCGCGCCCCTTGGAACTGAGCCGGACCTCGTCCGCGACCAGCAGGCTCGCACGCCCGCGGCGATAGACGAAGCGCAGACGGATGCCGGTGCGCGATTCCCACATGCCGGGCGTCAGCGGGCGGCGGCCTCCTCGAGCGCCCGCTGCGGGCAGCGGGATGGCAAGGTAAAACCCATCTTTGGACCGGATCGTCACGCCGCGGTCAAAGGCTCCGACGATCTCGGGCGCGTTCGACCACACGATCGCGGCGGCGTCGAGGCTTTCCGTCGTCTCCGGGAACAATCGCTGCCGGATCGTGCGCGGCAGCCGCGTCCCAAGCCCGGCGCGTGCGATCTGGTCGCGCCAGTTCTGCTGCACCTCGCGCCCGGCGACGCGCATCGACCGCGTGACGGCTTTCTCACCCGCGAGGCTCTCCGCCGCCATAAGCGCGCGGAGGTCAGGGTCGAAGTTGAGCTCGATTTTCATGCGGGCACTGTGTCCACGGTCCAGACGAGGCGGTCACGGTCGCGCCGGGGAGTGCCCTGCACCACGCGCTCTTCGCCGCCAATGACCAGCCGGTCGCCACGGACGGGCGCGGCCACTTCGCTTACGCGGATTTCCACGACGACCGTTTCCGTGTGGACGCGCGCCGTGGAGAAGTCCTGCACGATGTCCGGCCGAGAGATCACGACGCGGATTTCCCGCACCGGGTCGCGCACAGGAATGTAGGTAGCCGCCGCCGAGATGTTCGGATCGAGGAACAGAAGATCCACGGCGGCGGCGAAGGCGGTCATCAGGCGGTGATCGCGGCGCCGTTGAGCCGCACGCGGCCCACGGTGTCACCGGAAGCCTGCGCCTGCACGGCGCAACCGATCAGCTTATTGGTCGACGCGACGTTCGTCACGTTCGTGCCCGACCAGTAGACAAGCTGGCCAACCGTCCACGCTTGGCCGGTCGCCTTGACCGCATCGACCACGCCATTCACGCAGATGTTGACGGGCGCGCCCGAGGCGGCATCCGTCACGGCGATACCGAAGAGCGAGCCGACGAGGACGCCGGCACCCGCCGTCACCGTCGCAGGAGCGGGAACGGTGATCACGTCCCCCGGTTGAACGTAGTTCTTCATGGTGGAAACTCCGAAGGGGGTTGAGGGAAGCCGGGCAGATCAGCCTGCCCGGCCCGTCAGGGCGATCACGCGCCCGGGTTCTTCCAGCCAGCGCGGAAGTCGATCGCGCCGCAGCCGAAGTCGTGCTCGACCGTGAAGCGCATGCCCTGCACGCCGAGGGGCTCATCCATGCGCATCCGTGGGCCGGTTTCGCCGCGCAGGAAACCGTAGGCGAAGTTTGCCAGCACGGACGGGTCAGCGAGGACATACCAGGCGTTGTCCGTGATGTAGGGCGTCACGACGATGCGCAGTTGACCCGAGAACGGGTTCACGTTGCTCGCTTGCTGCGCGTTGATCGGCGCGACGAGCTGCTGGGCTTCCGTCTCCTTCTGCGGACCGACGAGAAGGATCGCCGCCTGCAGGTTGAGGAGCTGGCCGTCGGTCCGGCCCGCGGCCGAGGCGAGCGAGCGCTTCGTGCGGAGGGACGCCCGGGCCGCGCCGAGAGCGGCCACGGTGATCGCGGTGGCCGCGCCCGCCTTCGTGTTGTCCGCCGCGTTGGTGTTGAACACCTGGCGGCCGGTTTCCAGAAGCGTCGGACCGTCCGCCAGCGTGCCGGACAGGAACATCGCCCAGAACACCTGATCCTCGAAGAGCGCGACCATCTGGCCCCGGTTCGACAGGATGCGGTCGATCGCGGACAGATCATCGTTGATGATCATCTGGCGCGAGATCGACAGGCCCGAGGCGTAGCTGAGGAGCGTAAGCGTCTCCTTCTTTTCGCCGACCGTCCCGAACTGGATTTCGCCACCCTCACGGATGAGCTGCATGCCGGGGTAATCGCCGATGTTGGACACCGGATGCGGCCGGAAGTCGGTGAAGTCCATCCGTTCCGCCACGTTCGTGTAGGTCGGGATCGCCTTTGCGTAGGTGTCCTGCAGGCGCTTGTTGAGCGCGTTTTCCAGCACGAGCGGGAAGTCGGAAGTCGAGTGCATCGACATCTCGACCGCGCGCAGCGTGTCGGCCGCAGTGCGGAGCGGGCCACGGTAGCCGATGTAGTCGGCCGCCATCTCCGCGATGCGGAAGCCCATGTAGGGGCGGGCCTTGTCGCTCTCCGGGTCCTTTCGGCCAAGCTGGGCGGCGATGGCCTGCGCCATGCCTTCGCGCTTCGTCTCGCGTTCGTCGCGGATGATCTGGGCGACGGGTGCGCCGATGGAAACCTTGTCCACGTCGCCTTTCTCCTTCCACTTTGCGACGATCTCGTCAGACGCGGCTTCAAGCGAAGCGCCCTTCTCGATCAGCGCGGTTGCCATCGTGACGGGCAGGCCGGCGGCCGCCGTCATCTCCATGATCCGCTTGGCGCGGGCGCGCTCTGCCGCGGTGGCGTTCGCCACGACGACTTCAGCCGCTTCCGGCGCCTCGGGGGTCTTGGGTTCGGTCACGTCGTCTGCGGAGGTCGCCTCCACAGCCTCTTTGTCGTCAGCCATGAGAGGCTCCTTTGCTTGAATGCGGGGCGCGCCCGCGATGCTGGCGAGGATCGCCATTCGCCCGCGGCCTTCGCCGAGGGATTCCGATGCCGCGCGGGCCGCTTCCGGCGCGTGGGCGTAGATGCGGTAGTCGAACCGCGCGACGGGCTCCGCCTCGGTCACGTCGGTTTCGGTGGCGAAGCCCATCATCAGCGCCATCTCGGCGTCCATGACGGTTTCGTCCTTCATGATTTGGCGCGCTTCCTCGCGCGTGATCCCGGCGCGGGCGGCGTAGACGTCGGCGTAGGCGTTCGCCATGACGCCGAGCTGCTTCGCGGCGCGGAGGTGGTCCGCCTCCGTCCCGCGGGCCTCAAGCCACGCCATCGCCGGGTCGTGGATCAGCATCCAGGAGCCGGTCCGCATGACGATCTTGTCGCCAGCCATCGCGATGAGGGAAGCAGCAGAGGCCGCGACGGCATCCACGACGACGGTCACCTCGCCGGGATAGTCCTTCAACTGCGTGAAAACTGCCTGCCCCTCGGACGCGATGCCGCCGCCGGAGTTGATCCGCACGGTGATCGGCCCAGTCATCCCGGCAAGCTGCTCACGCACTTGCGCGGCGGTGAAGTAGTCCTCGTCCCAGAAGGACGCGCCCACGGTCCCGTAAAGCACGAGTTCGGTCATGTCGGTTGTCCTTGCGTTCCTAGACTGCCGGTTCCGGCGGGGTCTGCGGGGTCGCGCTCACAGGCACCGGCCCCGACTTGAAGCCGATCCCCGCCGTCGCCGCCGCTGTGGCGTCCTCGGCCTGTTCCGCCAGCACGTCCTCGGGGTCGTATCCGAGCGCGCGGATGTTGCCCTGACGGCTCGACAGGCCCGCGTCCATGCTTGCCACCATCGCCGCGACTTCGCGGTTAGGGTCCACGATGAACCGGACCGGCGGCACCCAGTCGATGGTGAACCCGCGCCCCTCCGGCCGCATTCCCATCGCCTCCAGCGTCCAGTTGCCGATCGGCTGCATCATCTGCGGGATCATCATCAGCCACTGCCAGGCCGAGACGTTCCGATCCATCTCCATCCGGCCCATGCGGCCCGACGAGAAGTTAACCCCAGACAGGTCACCCGTCAGCGCCTCGTAGGTAATCCCAAGCCCCGCCGCGATGGCGCGCAGGGTCACCCGCGAGAACTCGTCATAGCCCTGCACCGACGGCGGCGTGGCGAACTTGATGTCTTCCCCGACGCCGAGGTTCTCGATCCGCCCCGGCGACAGCGTGGCGAAGCGATCTGCCGCGGACGTGATGTCGCCGTCCTCCGGCTCGATCCCCGTCCGGAACGCTGCGAAGCACGCCGCGATCTTCTGTTGCAGGAGCTTCGCGTCCTGATGGTCCGCCCAGTCCTGCATCGCCAGCGCGACCGGCGCGAACCACGACACGCCCCGCGTCTGTCCAGGCCGGTCCTGCCGGTAGATGTGCAGGATGTCGCTTGCCGGAACGCGCCGCGAGGTCAGCCCGCGCCGGATGGTGCGATGGTTCGACCCCGGATGCTGATCGTAGAGCCAGTAGGCCACACGCTCGCCGCGGGCGTTGTATTCGATCCCCTCCCGGATCTCGGGATCGGTGACGCTGACCTTGTCGGTATCGAGGTAGTCGATCTCGAGGACGTTGATCTGGAACGGGATCGGCTGATTGGTCCGCACCCGCCGCACCAGCACCTCGCCGTCGGACACGACCGCCATCATCGCCAGCCGCTGCAGGCCGTAGAGGTTCTCCCGCCCCATCGCGTCGATGGCGGTGGTGTCGAAGTGCGCCTTGAGCATTTCGCGCAGGCGCTTCTCCTGCCGCTTGTTCGCGCCCCGCAGTTTCGGAATGATCCCGTCGCCGATCACGTTGGCCGCGATGACGTGCTGCGCCTTGACGGCAAACGGGGCGTTCCGCGTCATGTCTCGCGCGACCGCGGCGATCCTCTCGCGACTTCCCGTGACCGCGTCCGCGTCTCCCGCTGCCGCGCGCCACCCCTTCGTGCGCGGCCCGCGCGAGGCGGCGTCATACCGCATCAGTTGGCCGATAGCCTTCCGGGATTGCACCCGTTCAAGGCCCGCGCGAGGCGAGAACCACGCGATGGCGCGGTCAAGCACGTTCATCAGGTGCCCCTATCGTATTCAGGGGTCCAGTGCGTGGTCCGCGGGACCGACGGATTGAGCCCGGCCGCGACGATCCGGCGCGCGCGCACGAGCTCGTCCATCGACCGATACTCGATCCGCTTACCGTCATACATCACGACCATCGTCCCCGAGGCGATGGCGGCATCGAGCGCGTCAAGCTGCGCCTGCGTGTAAGCCATCAGAGCCAATCCCCTCGCGTTTCGATCCAGCCGCTATCCCGCGGCTTCTGCCGGACGATCTTCTGCGGCTCAGGCTGCGAGAGATCGAACCGCCTCTGGTTCCAGTCAGGGTTCACCATCTGGCGAACCGCCCATGCGTAGACGACGCAGTCGAGCGCCTCCGCCCGTCTGCCCTGCAGCCGCTCGAACACCCGCTTGGGAACGCCGCGCGAGTAGCGCACAACGATCCGCTCGCTTGCCAACTGCTCGAACCAGACCGGCGGGAGCGTGTTGGAGAACCGCATCGCCCCGGGTATCGACAGCCGCCGGAAGAGCGCTTCCTTTACCGTATCGACTCCGACGATGCAGAGCCGGTCGCCCGCCTTCTTCGCGTTCTGCGCCCGAGCGAACATCGGCCTGTTGCCGTCCACGCCCTTGATCGGCACGATCCGCCGCCGGCGCCCGCAGAAGTCGATCACGCGCCCCATCGTGGCGCCGTCGCCCGCGTCGATCGCCACCGCGTCGAAGGTGATCCGGCCGCCCAGCGCATGCGAGAACTGCCGCGCGATCAGGCGATCAAGCTCCGCCCACGTCTCGTCGTCGTCCCACTGGCCCCAGATGACCCACTGCCCGAGAACGCAGGGCGCGCCCTCGTCGGCCCATCCCAGCGCCGTCGCCTCAATGCGGTCATGCTGCACGTCGCAGCCCAGCGTCATCGCCAGCACTTCGGCGGGGACTGGCTCGACGCCGATGTCTTCCGCCCGCGACATCAGCTCCGCGTCGGACACCTCGTCGCCTTCGCCCCTCCACCCTTGCCCGAGGATGGTATTGATGAAGGTCTGCAGCGTCGTCGGGTCCGACTTCACCGCGATGAACTCGCGCGCCAGCTTCGCCCAGGAGGCGTTCGCATGCAGCGATACCATCGCGTTCAGCCGGAACCCGGCATGCCCGCTGACTTCCGGCCGCAGGGCCCGCCACCGGCCGCGCTCGACCATGCCGGGCTTTTCCGTCTCCGGCGTCTCAGCCTTGCATTCCGGGCACGAGAAGCGCGCCGTCTCCGGATGCCCGTCGTCCCAGCGAATGTGCGCCCACTGCATCTCCACGAAGGCGTCGCAGTGCGGGCACGGCACCTCGAACACCCGGCAATCCGACTGTGCGTAGGCGCGCAGAACGTGGCTCGTCTCCTCGTGAACCGGCGTCGAGCCGATCACGATCTTCCGATCCGGGAACGACATCGTCCGCCGTTCCGCCAGCAGGATTGGCGAGCCTTCTGGCGTGTTCTCCATGCCGTCGGCTTCGTCGATGAACAGAACCCGCACGTTGTGCCGACGCAGGTTCCGCGGCGACTTCGCCGCCACCACCTTGAGCGACCCGCCCGGGAACCGCCTCGACATGAGCGTGTTCCGCTCGCCCTCTGCCGTATCGTCCTTGAGCGCGTCCCGCACCGTTTCCGTCGCGCCGAAGAGCGGCTCCACGTCCGACACGACGTAGTCGCGGCAGTCGCTTTCCGTCGGCAAGAGGCACAGGATCGGCGCCGGGTCGTTCGCCACGTAGGACGCGACCGCCGACGTCAGCAGCGTCGTAAACCCGACCCGCACCGGCTTGACCATCGTCACCCGCTCGATCGCCGGATCACCGATGGCGTCCGCGATCTCGCGCTGGAACGGCCAGAGCCGCACCGGCCCAGGCTGCGCCGTCATGCCGTCGGGCAGCCGGACGTTCGCCTCGATCCACTCCGACAGCCGGAGCCGCGGCGGAGGTATCAGCGACCGTCGTGCCCGCGACAGCACCGCCTCAGGCGTCTGCATCGCCCCCGAGTTCCGTCAGCGCCGCCCGAAGCTCCGCGTCCACCGCCAGCGTCTGCGCCTGCGTCAGTCCGCCTGCGACCTGCGCCCGCGCGGGCAGCGCCAGAAGACGCGAGCGAAGCCCTCGGAGGAAGTCGGACCACGTTGCCTCTACTTGCGCTGCCGGCAGCAGCTCGCCGCGAAGGACCGCGTTCTTCAGCTCCTTCTCGTCGGCCTGCTCTTTCGCCAGTCGCGCCCGCTGCGACGTAAGGTCGAGGACCTGCTCTTCGCCGCCCCGCCCCGAGGCGATGCCGCGCAGGTGCGCGCAGTAGGCGATGACCGTGGCCTTGACGTCGTAACCGCCGTCAGCCCGGACCAGAAGCTCCTCGTGCTTGTCCAGTGCCCGGGGCGACACGCCAAGCCAGTCGGCCATCTGCCCCTTGTTGACGATCAAGGGCGCACCGCCGCTCGATTTCATCGGACCCCATTACGATTTCTTGCACAGAGCGAACTTTCGGGCTTCGCATCCCCGTATACGTGCACAGCCCGGAAGGACCCGCGACCATGCCTTGGCCCTTGCGTCCGGGCCATTCCGCCCCACGTCTGCCGGTGTCTGCCCCGGAGGAACGCCATGCGCCTGACGATCATCGCACTTGCCCTTGCTGCTTCGCCTGCATTCGCTGCCGACATGGGCGAGGCACGAGACCTGCGCGACCAATGTGAGCATGCGTGGTTCAAGTCGTCACGCGATGAGGCGACAAGAGCATTGCTTGACATGGCCGAGGAGCTGGCGCTGACGCTCAGTCCGTTCTCGCCGACCTATGAGCGGGATATCCGCGCCATGCGCCAGTTGAACGACTGGCTCGGGGAATGCTTGGAGCTGCAGGCTCAGGGCTGAAACGCAAAGAGCGCACCACTAGGGCGCGCTTCTCCGATGATGCGTAGACTGAGGGGTTTGCGTTTACAAGTCAAGCCTGTCTGCGAGCCGGGTCAGCGCATCCTGCAGCAGGGCCATGCCACGGGCATACCGGCTACCCTTGAACCCGATGTTGTTCGGTCCTGCGTTCCGAAGGACGACGCAGTCGATAATCGGGCGGTCAGTGGCAGGCACCATGCCGTAGACGTTAGAGAAGCGGCTGATGCGGTCGATGATGATGGCAATGTGCTGGTCGGGCTTGGGGAAAGTGTCCACTTGGATCTTCTTGATAGCGGGGGCGCTCTTCATCGTGGCTTCGTATGAGGTGCGGAGGGTGAGTGCGGCGAGAAGGGCGCGGCGGTCGATCTTTCCCTGTGCGTGATAGGCCTCCACTAGGTCCACGCGGCGGGCGCGCTTGACGCCGTTCGGGTTGACCCACTTCTGCTTTTCCTCGTCCCAGATGTTCGCGTCCTCGATGACCTTGAGGTGCGCTTGTGCGGCGGTCTTCGGTCCCATGTCCCAGTCCGAGCCGGGCAGCGTCACCTGCGACTTCGGCTTGCCGTAGTGCGTCGTTCCCCGCTTCAGTTTCACGCGCCGCGCTTTCGCCATCTCTCTACCTCTAGCGTTGCTCTTCTCTCCTACCGTTTCGCTGGTTGGAGAGGGTTGTTGTGAAGGCATAGGACGACCAGCCCCGGCTATTGCCGAGGTTGGTCCCGATGCCTTTGCGATCTCGCTGGCCGGAGCCGGGCTGCCGCTTAGGCCCTTCCGTGGCGTGCATCTGCCCGGAGAGGTTGACCGCTACTTGCGAAGGGGATGCTCCCTCCGGGGATCGCGCTTCGGTCTTTCGGACTGCGCTTTGCCTTGATCCCGCCCCATGGTGGGCTTCTCGTCTCGCCGCCACCGTCTACCAAACCGACCGGCGAGACCCCGCGACGAGCGGGTCAATCGTCGTCGCCACCTCCTCTCAACGCGCGGTCGCGCTTCTCCGGGAAATCGACAGAATGCAGGCAGCCGCGGCGGCGTATCGTCCGCATGTCGGCCTCGCTCACGTAGCGCCGCACAAGGGCTTCTACGGCCTCGATGCGCTTCGCCTTGCGGGCGGCCTTGATCGCGCCCTTGTCAGGCTCAGGCGCGCGCCACTGCGCTAGTTTGGCGGCATCTCGAAGCACGTTCTTCACGTCCGCACCTCTCGCAGATGCACCGCCACGGCCCGCAGGCCCTCGCTGACGTGGTAGTCGTTGAAGTCCCCCAGCGACGGCGGCTGCACCCATGTGCGGCCCGAGCTGCGCGCGTAGAACTCGCCCGTGCCAAGCCCGCCCAGCGTCTCGACGGGCTTGTCGTGGTCCGCGGCGATCACGGCGCCGGGGATGCCCTGCGCGACCTTGGCGACGTTCGAAGCCGAGAACGCGGACAGGACCGTCGCAGACCGCCCCAGAAGACGCAGCGCGGCCCGCACGCTGAGAGCGGTGGCGATGCCCTCGCAGACCCACGTCTCCGCCCCTGTGGCGATCCTGTGGCACGCTCCGCTCATCTGGCCGCCGAGAATGTTCTTCTTCTCGCCGCCGGCGGTGATAAACTGCACAGTGGTAATGGTCTGACCCACGCGGCCGGGCACGATCAGGAACGGCCCGTCAGCCTCCGGCAACGCCCGTGCAAGCCTTTCCGGCATCAGCGCGGCGGGATTTTCCAGCACAAGCCCAAGCTCGTCAGGGAAGCCCTTGCGGGCGAGGTAGGCGTGCCTCTCGGGCGTCGCGGCGGCGACGAGGCGGGCGCACACGGCGGCAACCTCGCGGCGCTCCTGCTCGCGCTGGCGGTCCCGCTCAGGGTCGCGGATGGGCTGATATGTGTCGGTCGCCTTGCCGTCGAGGAACACGGTCTTGCGGGCTTGTGTCTGCCAATTCACCGCGCTGACGCGATCGCCCTCGATGATGACCTCGGCGTCGCCCTTGCCATTCCGCTCAAGCGTGTCCGTCCGCATCCACCGGCCCACGGTGCGCGCCCGCGGCGGCTTGATGCCGAGCGCGTTGCATACGGCGTGCAGGGCGTCTTCCATCGTCATTCTGCCGCCTCCATGCGCTCGACGGGCCACCGCTCCTCAACCATCCGCATCCGGTCGAAAATGACGCGCCCGCAGTTGACGGCCCACGAGTTGCCGAGGGCCTTGTAGCGGGGTCCGTCGGGGCAGGCGTCGGCGGTCTTGTTGCGGTAGGGGATGCGGGTCCAGCCGTCTGGGAAGCCCATCAGGCGCTCGCATTCGAGGGGCGTGAGGCGGCGCACGGCCCACGGCTGCACGATGCCGTGGGCTTGGCCGGTATCGAGCGTCGGCGCGATCTCCTCGTAGATGCCGAGACCGGGGTCGCGCAGCCGCATCCGGCCTTCCGCGTCCGGGCTCATGGTCTTGGCCGTGCCTTCGCGCATCGCATCCGCGCGCACGCTGAACGCCACCGCCTGCGTCACCGTCCGCGCCTCGAGCGTGTAGGCCGCGCCGTCCGTGCGGATGCCTGCGCCGTTGGGGCCTGCGTTCGGGTTCTCGGAGACGGCGCGCTCCTCGATGGCGATGGGCACCAGCGGCGTCCCTCGGCCCGTGCCGTCCTCGCTCGCGTCAAAGCCCTCCCCGCGCAGGGCGTGAGCGACGGGGATCAGCGGCAGGCCGTCATCCGCGCCGTCAGATGACGGCCCCTTGTGGTCGCGGGCCTTCATGGCGGGGGAGACGGACGGGATCAGCCCTCCGTCGCAGTCGAAGTCCGTCCCGAGGCCACCGCCCCCAAGGCTTCTTGCGGGGATGGTGGGAGCGACCAGCGCGTGCGGCTTGTCCCCGCCTCCCTGAGACGCCCTGAGCGCCGTCGCTATGTCTCCGGTGAGTTCGGCGGTTCCTCCGCCCTCCCTGCCACGGATTGCAACGCCAGCCGCAGAGCCTCGGGCAGATCCTTCCCGCGCTTCTCGGCGCGGCGGAGGATTCCCGCGCAGGCTTTCGCCGTCAAAAAGAACCGCCGCGGCACGTCGCCAGTCTCCAAGATATCCGACAACGAACACACGGCGCCGTCGCTGGGGGACCGCTCGGGGAAAGCCATGTGCTCGGGTGTATTGAGCGTCCAAGACGCGGTAGGCCCACCCATACCCGAGTTCTGAAAGTCCGGCGAGGAAGCACCCGAAAGCATGTGTTTCGTGACCGTCGTGTTCGTCCTCAACCAGAACCTCTTTCCCGTCTTCGGGTCCGCCTGGACCGTCCAAGTCGATAGCCGGCGGACGCGGATCTGGTATGTCGTCGGTGGTGCTGGATAGGACGCCGGGGACGTTTTCCCAAACCACCCATCTGGGCTTATAGCGTTCAGCAATGGCAAGGAAGGTGAGGGCGAGGTTGCCCCGCGGGTCATCAAGTCCCTTGCGAAGTCCCGCGACGCTGAAGCTCTGGCAGGGGGTTCCTCCGACGAGAACATCGACAGTTGCATCCGGCCACTCCTTGAAGCGGGTCATGTCGCCGAGGTTCACGGCGTGGGGGAAGCGGTGCGCGAGGACCGCGGAGGGGAATGGCTCGATCTCCGACTGATAGCGCCAGTCGATCCAAGGTGCGGACACCTCGGGAGCGCCGATCCCGCTGCAGACGGTCATGCCGATCACGCCGCCCTCGCTTTCCGATACCGCTTCACCTCGCGGTCAATCAGCGCATAGGCGTTCTGATCGCACCCTTGAGGCACCGGCATGTCATACCAGCCGAACGGCAGCTTTCCGTTCGGGTAGATGTCTCGGAACACGCCATACGCCCACTTGCGGGCGTGGTCCTCGCCCTTGCGCGTCCGCTCTGCGGTGTAGGCCAGCGCGGCTGTCCAGACGACGCGCGGGTCCTTGAGGCAGTCCGCCCGCAGTCCCGGCCGCGCCTCCATCGCCTGCGCCAGGCTGAACTCGTGAAGCTCGCCCTCGACCGCGTGCACGCCCGAGCGCGCGGGCTTTTCCCAGCCACATGACATGCACGTGTTGCCGCGCAGCGCGCCCGAGCATTCCGGGCACACGACCTTCTTCCGCTCTTCGGTGTTGCGCTCCCGCGGCTTGCTGTCCCGCTTCTCCGCGTGGCTCAATTCGCCCGCGCCGTTTTCCCACACGTCGAACATGTCCAGCGCGAACCGCTCGATGTTCCCGGAGTGGCAGAGCCAGAGCTTCGTCGGCGTAGACGGGTGCGTCCGCATCACCCGCCCGATCTCCTGCATGTGGCTCGACAGGCTCTTGCGATAAGGCCGGCACGAGATGCCCACCGCGACGTCCGGCACGTCGAAACCCTTGGTGAGCACCCCGCAAGACACCAGCCCGTGAATGAGGCTGTCAGGACGCCGAAACTCCGCGATCTTCTCCGCCCTCGCTGCGTCGTCACGGTCGAGGTAGCTGATCTGCTGAAAGTTGAAACCCGCCGCCGCGAACGCCGCGCAGAGCTCGCGCCCGTGCTCGACCGTGGGCGAAAAGACGATGGTCTTCGCAGGCCCGCCGAAGTGCTCGCGCGTCTTCGTGATCCACTCCGTCACCACGTCGCCGATGATCTGGATGCCGGCGGCGGTCGCGCTGGCGTCGCTGAACTCGCCGTAGCTATTGAGGCCGAGCTCGGCATCCTCCGGCGAGCGGGCGACATAGATCTTCGGCTCGACCAAGTGCCCGCCCTCGATCAGCTTCCGCGTCGGGATGACGTTCACCACGCCGCCCCACGTCTTCCCCATGCCAGCCGTGAACGGCGTCGCCGTCAGGCCAATGCACACGGCCGACGGGTTCCTGTCCATGAACTCGAGCGTGGCCCGATACTGGCAATGCGCCTCGTCCACGATGATGAGCGACGGCTGACGCGGAAGCGACCGGCGGGCCAGCGTCTGCGCGCTGCACACCTGCACGTTCTCCCGCGGCGCCCATCGCGGATGATCGCCCTGCACCACCCCGTGCGCGATGCCGTATTCCTCAAAGACCGCGCTCGTCTGATCCACCAGCGCCACCCGATCCACGATGAAGAGCGTGTAGCTTCCCTTCTGCGCGGCCTCGTTCAGGATGTGGGCCGAGGTCAGCGTCTTTCCCGCGCCCGTCCCGGCGACGAGAAGCTGGCGCTTCTTGCCCGCGCGGATGCCCTCGCGCAGCGCCTCGACTGCGGCGCGCTGGTAGTCGCGCAACTCAATGGCCTTGGGCGGGCGGAGGTTCAGCATCACTCTGCCGCCTCCATGAACATGTCCGGTGTGTCGCCTGCGATGCTCGCCACGCGGGCGGGGATCAGCGCGGCATACTCCGGGTTCAGCTCGCAGAGGATCGCGCGCCGCCCGTGCTTCACGGCCACGCCTGCAGTCGTGCCGCTGCCGCCGAAGGGGTCGAGCACGGTGCCGCCCTTCGGCGCTCCTGCGAGGATGCAGGGCTCGATCAGGTCGGGCGGAAAGGTGGCGAAGTGGCCGTCCTTGTAAGGCGAAGGGCTGACAGACCACACCGACCGCTTGCGGCGCGTCTCGCGCACCACGATCTCGCGATCGACACCGGGCCGCTTACGGGCCGCGTTGGGGTCGGCATCGGCCAAGTCGCGGAACGCCTTCCCGGCCTTGCGCTTGAGGCCAGGATAGGCGGACGGCTCTTCAATAGCGAGGTAGTCGTAGTAGTAGACCGGCGACTTGGCGAAGAGGTAGATCATCTCGTGCGCCGACACGGTTCGGTCCTTGACCGGGTGCGGTGTTGGCCTTGGTTTGTGCCAGACGATCTCGTCGCGGAGCCACCATCCGTCGGCTTGAAGCGCCAGCGCCGTGCGCGCGGGGATCATCATCCGGTCTTTGCGCTTCAAGCCCTGCGGAGGCGGCGCCCACTTCCCGCCGCGCGGCCCCGTCGTGTCTGCGCCAGCCGAGGCCCACCTCTCGCCTTGCGCTCCGCCGCCGCTCTTTCCGGTCCCGGCGTAGCTATCCCCAAGGTTCAGCCACAGCGTCCCGTCTTCGCGCAGCACCCGCCGCACTTCGCGGAACACCTCCACCAGCTTCGCCACGAAGGCGTCCGGCGTCTCCTCCAATCCGATCTGCCCCTCGTGCCCGTAGTCGCGCAGCCCGAAGTAGGGCGGCGAGGTCACGCAGGTGTGGGCCGATCCGGCGGGCAGGCCGCGCATCTGTTCAATGCAGTCGCCGAGGAGGACGGTGTACCTCACCCCATAACCTCCCGATACGCTTCCCGCTCTGCCGTGGCCCGGTCCTGCCCGCCGTCGAACTCGCGGATCGCCGCCCGCTCCCCCCACGCATCCGCCTCGGGCCAGACCTCGCGCAAGAGCGCCGCCTTCCGCCGGGAATCGCGCAGCCATGCCAGCGCGTCGTCCGACAGCCGTCCGCGACGCAGCGTCAGCCGCCATTCATCGCGAATGACCTCGCCGCCGTGGGCGCGGATGCGGGCGAGGATGCTCACGACAGCCTGATCTCCTGCCCCTCAAGCTTCTCGCGCAGGCCCTTCGCCTCGTCCTGCGCCTTGCGCGCGGCGACAGTCTTCACCCGCGCCGCCTCGTTCGCGCGGAACATCTGCGAGCGAAGGTGCTCGATCTCGCGGGACTGCCGCGCGATGACGGCGTTCTTGTCGTCGGACTCGAGGTCCTTGATCTTCGCCTTCAGGTCAGCGATTTGCCCCGTCTGCTTCTTCACGCGGGCGCGCAGTTCGGCGCACTCCTCGCGCAGGCCCTCGACCTCGTCCTCCAGCGCCTCGCGCGTCAGCTTGCGCAGTTCGGCGCGGACCTTCGACAGCGGGGCAGGTGCCGGGCTTTCACCGGCTGCGACGGGTGTCTGCTCTCCCGCCTCTGGCGCCTGCTCGTCGGCGCGCGTCACGTCCGCATCCGCCTGCGGCTGCCTACTCCCCTGGCTCCCGTCGCCCGCAATGTCCGGGTCGGCGGTAGTCGCGCCTTGGGTTTCGCTTGGGATGCTGTCCGGCTTCGTCTTGCCGATGTTCGATGTGTCAACGGTGTAGGTCGTGCCGCCGCGCTCGACCTTCCGTTCGGCGCTCATCTGCAAACCGTTTGCAGATGCGCCGTCTCGCACCTTGGCGACGAACACGTCCGAGACCCCGCAGCGGCGCGCGATCTCGCGGTTCGACCACTGGCCCCATTCCTCGTCCTCGATGAGGGTCATCACGGCGCGGCGCTTGTCGTCGTTCGTGCGGCGCAGGCCGTGGGCGGCGTTCGCGGCGCAGGAGTGCAGGATCGCCTTCCGCCGGTCGCCCTGCCGGATCTCTGCCGGAACCTCCGTGCGGCCGACGCGCTGCCACGCGGCCAGCCGGTGGAACCCGTCCGCGAGCCAGTAGTCTTTGCCGTCGAAGTAGACCGTGATCGGCGGGAAGACCGTGTTCGGGTCCTCCATCGCCTCGGAATACTCCGCGACGGTCTGTTCGTTGATGGCGGCGCGCGACTGCGTTCCGCCGTCGATGCGGACCTTCGATACCTCGATCACTTGATGCTCCCTGTCACCATTCCACGGGCAGCGTCGGAGATGTGCTGCCATGTGTTGGCGTTTCCGACGTTCAGACGTTCGGCGAGAAACCGGACCTCTTCGGCGTGCGCGACCGGTCCGACCGGGACGCTCCTCGCGTGCACGACGCATGTCCCTGACGGCACATCCGCGCAGCGCATGTAGGTCCCGCCGATCAGCCACTGATCGTCAGGCGTTGCGCCCATCGTGTGCAGGAGGTCGTGCAGCGCCTTTAAGCGGTTGTCGCTGTCGCCGATGTGGTTCAGCGGCAGGCGGACGTCGGTCCAATACCAGCAGTTGGCCTTCAGCGGGGTGAACCGACCGGCGGCGCGTTCTTCGTTGATGCGCCACCCGGCCTCATCGTGCCACGCTGCATAGACCGGCGCGCGACGGCGTGCCTTGCCCATGCCGACGTAAAGACCATTCACCGACGGCGGCATGGGAAGAGACAGTGTGAACGCCAGCGGCGCGATGCGGACGGTGACGGACGTCATTCGGCGGCCACCGGTGCCGTCACCGGCTCACGAGCTAGGAACTCAAGCCAGCCGTCGCGCTGCGTCCAGACCTGGGCCTGACGGGTCAGCTTCATCAGGTCGTCGGCGCTCTCCGAATAGCCGTTGGTGCGGAGTAGCGTGCAGGCGGTAAGGAGATGCGCGTGCGCCTCCTCAATCTGCACCGCGACAGCCTTTAGACATGCAGGGTTCTGCGTCACGCCACCCCCCCGAAAAAGCCCGGACGGGACGCGCCCGCCCGGGAAGTCAGCGAGGATGCGGCGAGACCCCGCGCCGCTCGGGATGCCGTGACGGTCATTGCGCGCTGCCCCGCAGCTCTGCGGGCACGTCCATTGCCCAGCCCTGTCCCCAGCGCGTGACGATCTGAACACCAGCGGGGAGCCGGGGGCGGACGCGGCAGATGAAGACGTCGATAATCTTGTCCATCGGGAACTCATCGGCAGACCGATCGTAGTAGAGCGCCGACATGAGATGCTGCCGCGTCATGAGCTTGCCGTCGGCGTCGTAGAGCGCCCGCACCAAGCGGCGCTCGCAGATGCGCCAGCGCGCCCATCCGTCAACTGGATGCTGATGACCGCCCATCACATCGAGGAGGTTCTCAACAACTCCGAGCAGATACTCCACAGCGTCACGCGGCGGCATCGCTTCTGCCCGGCGCCGAACGTCAACCTCGCGGTGAGGCGTCGCGCGAAGCCCCCGGCGAAGCAACCGGGATCGGACAGCATCCGGCGTCAGCCCGACCTCGTCCCCGATCATGGCGAGCGAAAGTCCCTGCGCGGCCAAGCCCTCGACGGTTGCCTGCACTTCGTCCTTCATGCGGCACCCATAGATTGAACACGGCGGCGGCCCGTGGCCCCGGCTGGATCGAGCCGCCGCCGATCAGCGCGGGGGAGGAGGACCGCGCGCCGATGAGAAGAAGAAAGCCCGGCCCGAAGGCCGAGCAGTTGCCAGTGCGAGGCAGTGTTGACAGGCGTTGCGCTGGGGGAGGAAACCGACAGGTGGGCGCTCACTTCGCGTCCCCACCTTGACAAACGCCCACGTTATCCACATTCTGTGAATTTGTCGGTGGGTGCTTCATCTTGAAGAGTTCAGGAGGGCAAGCGATGCCCCGTTCAACGCAGACGGCTTCGACCGCCAAGAACCACGAGGACGGGAACCATCCTCGAACGACTGCGTTAGAGACTGCCGTGAGGCCAACGCCAGCCGCCTCCGCAATCTCGCGGCGGCCAACGGCGTCCGCGAAGACGACAGCAGGGGTGACGGGCTTGATTGGTGCTGATGCGTTCATAATCCCGCAGTATCCACAATTTGTGGACGGATGCAAGACCACAATTCGTGGCTTGGTAACACCTGACATTTTCGTCAATGCTCCCGACGCAAGGGAGCTAGTGTTCATGTATGAAGAGATAGGCCGGCGCCTGAAGCGCATCCGCGAGCACTACTCAGACCTCAACCAGAAGGCATGGGCCGAGAAACACGGATTCAACGTCACCCAGTACAACAACTGGGAGAAGGGTGTCCGCCGCATCCCAGTCGAGGCAGCGGAAAAGCTGTGTGATACCTACGGGCTAACTTTGGATTTCATATACAGAGACAGGCGCGACGGGTTGTCCGAAACCTCGCGGAAGATGTTCTGATCTGCACGCCCTATCGCGCGCACCACATCGTCCAGGCTGTGCCCCGTCTCGTCGGCAAGCTGGATCATCCGATCTAGCCGCCTGTCTACTTCCTTCATCGTCTTCCCCCAGTTGAGTCGGCGCAGCACAGGCATACCCTAGCAGGCGTTATGCGTTCTTGGCATTGTTCTATGTCATCCCGCAAGGAAATCCACTTTTTGTGAAACCGCGCTTGACGATTCCACCATTTGTGGATTATCGTCCTCCTCACACATCGCGGCCATGCCGCAGAGGAGAGACACCGTGGAAGTCACCTTCACCCCCGATGAATGCACCACGACGCTGGCGCGCATCCGTGCCGCTCAGCCGTGCGAGGGAGGCTGGCGCAAGTTGCTGGCGCACCTCGGCAAGACCGCCGCCGATGATGAGCCGCTGCCGCTGCTGACCGTGCTCGACAGCAACGGGCTTGATGACGCGCTGTGGGTTCTGTTCTGCGCCATGCCGTCCGACCGGCTTGCGCGGCATTTCCAGGCGTGGTGCGCCGAGCAAGTGCTGCACCTGTTTGAAGCCGAGCGCCCGAACGATACCCGCGTCCGCGATCAGATTGCCATGCTTCGGCGCGACGACGCGAAAGATCAGGAACGGGCCGCCGCACGGGCCGCCGCACGGGCCGCCGCATGGGCCGCCGCACGGGACGCCGCACGGGACGCCGCACGGGACGCCGCACGGGCCGCCGCATGGGCCGCCGCAGACGCCGCATGGGCCGCCGCAGACGCCGCATGGGCCGCCGCACGGGCCGCCGCATGGGCCGCCGCACGGGCCGCCGCATGGGCCGCCGCAGACGCCGCATGGGCCGCCGCATGGGCCGCCGCACTCGACGCCGCACGGGCCGCCGCACCCGCCGCCGCGCGC